GAGGAGGTGGAGGTGGAGGTAATCAGCCTCCTGGTGATAATGATGATACTAACCAAGGACGCGCAGCAGTCTTCGGAAAATATACAAATCAACTTATAGGGACTGTAAGGTCCATAGATGAATTGCAAGCCAGATTCATGGCTAGTAATACTAAACTTTCAGACCAAGTAATCCCAGACTTAGGTATTAGATTCTCAAAGTTAGCTAGTGAAATTCTCGATCTTCGTGAAGTTGGTTTTAAGAATTTAGATATATCTAACATGAAGCTAATGACCACGATGAAGTTGACTGGTCAAAGTACAGCTTCATTAAAAGAATTCTTAGCTAAAACTTCGCTTAGTATTTTAGCTAACAACACTGAGATACAAAATCTTTCTATTAATCTAGAAAAGACTGCAAGAGCTTATGGAACAACTCAAGAAGCGTTGTTCAGAATGGCTAACACATTATCGGAGTCAATAAAAACTGCAAGCTTGTTTGGAAAAGGACAACAAACCTTAGAAGCGTTTTCAGAGTTAGGAGCTTCATTAGGGGAAAGAGCAATTGAACCATTGAAAGTTGCAGCAGATTTTTTAACGGGTATAGGGAAAGAATCTGAAGCCATGATGGCAGGGTTATTTGACATTCAAAATAAATTTTTAACGACTTCTAAGGAAGAGCAAGTTAAATTAACTTACGAGTCAATTAGAATATTTAATGAAAGATTTAAAGCTATGACTAGGGGTTTGACGGGTAGTGCTGCGGATAAACGTCAATTAGAAGTGATTGCAAATATGTTTGGTGGGATGGATGTTGTTGCAGCATATCGTCAATTAGAAATTTCTGTTAGAGAAGGGTCTGTAAAAACTGATGCAAATAATCAACAGTTAGCATTACTTAGATCGGCAGAGGAACAATATGCCGATTCAATTGAAAGATCAGCAGTTGCCTTGGAAAAGATTGTAGAAAAAATTCCTCGTGGAGCATTAGAAGGGGCTGGTGCTATTACTGGAGGATTAGCTACTGCTGCTGCTGGATTAGGAGTTCCTTTTATAGCCAAGACTTTATTGAGGAGGGTTGGAGCAGGCGCAGCGGCTGGGGCTATTGGAGGTCCTTTAGGCATGATTGCAGGCGGACTTTTTGCAATCACTGGTTTGATATCAGCGGGAAATGGAATTTTAGGGATGATGCAGAAGCCAATTCAAAATACTTCCGACCATACATCCAGAATCCCTGATCCAGTAAAGACAGATTCAACTGTTCAAAGGCAAGCCACTTTATTAGATGTTCTAGGTGGAATGGTAAGATCTTTACAACCACAAACAGATACACAAACAAAAGAATCTACCGACGCGCAAAAGCAAGCTGTCGCTTTATTAGGCCAGATAAATACTAATATTTCAAATATGAGTAGAATGGATAGACCGACAGGCATGACTCTTCAAAGGTAATATATGAAACCAGCTTTTAAAAACGTAAAATCTAGATTTCTTCCAGAGAGATCCTATCTTTACTACAAATACCCTCAAGTAGCGACTGATAGAGCTATTGAGTTTTATTTTCCATTACTTGAGAATGTTGAAATATCTGAATCTCAAAGACCTAATTTAGGAACTTATGATTTGCTGGGGCGCGCGGGTAGTCTGTACTCTTACCATGGAGCTAAATCTAGAGAATTTAATTTACGTTTTTATTTAACTCTACCTAACTTGTTAGATTATCTTACAAACATTGGGTTGAGTGATCAATTTTCTGATTCTTTTAGATATTTTTATTCTGAAAGAGATCAAAGAAAGAGGGCTTTCCTTAGAAAGAACGACGCGGGGCGTGGATACGGGCAAGTGCCGGGAAAGCCAGTTAATAAACTTGATTATGGTAACACTTCTAAATTTAGCTATTATCAACTAGCTAATCAAAAATTTTCAGCTCTTCTTCCCCCTCCCACTGCCTCAGAAAGAGTTTTACAAAATATTTCAAAATGGACAGAGGATGCTATTCAAAATTTTGAAAACTTTTTAGGAATTAAAAGAGCGGACCCAAAACAAGTTAGAAACTCAGTAGATTATTTAATGTTATTAGTTAATGTTATTAGAACTTCAACATTAAATAATTCACAAAATACTAGCTTAGGTCCCCCTACGATCTACATTAATCATGGAACCATGTATAATAATATTCCATGTGTTTGCACAAATTACTCTATAAGATTGGTGACTGCAAATGGTTATGATTTGTATAGTTTAACTCCAAGACAAATCGAGGTTAGCATGAATTTATCTGAAAATAGAGTTGGTAATTTTGGAGCGTTTACTCCAATGCAATTAATTGATGGGGAAAATGGGACTGGGTGGGAAGCTATAATTGAAGAAAGAACACTAGATCCTTGGAATGCTACATTTGGGGAATACGATCAAGATTTAGTTAATTTAGCTAACTACGAAGAAGAGGAAGCGAAGGCAGAAAGAGATCGGCAACGAGATCAAGAGATTGCTCGAATAAATGAAGGAATAGAGCGTAGAGAAGCGGAACAAGGTTATAATCAGGAAGCTGCTCGTAGGTTTAACCAGGGTACTGAAGAATTGGAAGGTAGAGGTGCTATAAGAGTTAGCTAAGAGATTTTTTAATCATGGTATACATTAATCATTATTCATTAGGCTCTAGAACAATTGACCATAAGGGTAAAAAAATTGAAGTATCAAATTCAATTGATTTATTTAATTATTTAAACTCATTAGAAAACTTTGAGGCAGAAGTAGGGGTGATTCCCCCTGGGTATGCCCATAGGCCAGACTTGATATCAGATTTATTCTACGGGTCTGTTACAAAAGATTGGTTAATAATAATGTTTAATAATATAAAAGACCCATTCCAACAACTAAATGTTGGAGATCAAATTTTGATACCCAGAATTTAATATGGAAACAAATAGCCAGAAAATTTTAACTCCAAATGTTTTCATAACGAATGATTATGGAGCGGTTAGAAAGTTTTTAACTAACAAAGATTATTTGGATATGAACAGTCTTCCAAATAATGACGGTAAGAGTTTTTTAATTTCTGGCAAAAATAATAAATACTTGCAGTCATTAGAAATGTCTTATAATTTTGATAGCTCAGAAAAAATGAAATTGGTATTAGAGTTTATTGATACTGATGGTAATTTTGAACAAGAGTTTTTTATGACAAGAATAAACTCTATTAAATCATTAACTACTAGAAGACTTCAAGAGGAGAGACTAAGAAAAACATCCAACTTAGAAAGTAATTTAGTTGATTTAAATAATTATGCAACTCAGCAAGCTAGAATTTTTATAGCTTTTGGAGTAGGGTCAGATTTAAGAAATTGGAGTGACATCCATGTTTTCAATTTAGTAAAAACTAATTTAGACTTATCTAATGGTTTACGAAAATTTACTTTTACTTTTTATCCTAGTAACAACGGGTTATTCCGCCCTAAGTTAACTCTTAATTTAAATTCTCCAAATCCTCAAAGAGAATTTTTATTTACAGAAAATATTGACGGATTCTACGCATACGCTCCAACAAGTGAAGACGATACATTTGAAAGAGTTGTATACAAACTAATGAAGAGTTACATTAGCATTCTGACCGCAACACCCCAAGAAAATATCATCGGGGTACTTCCAGCATTTGTTCCATTTAAAAATTTTGGAAATTTATTCTATCAATCAACCCCTTCTGAACTTAGGGGAGATATATCAATAGTTGAATTAATTAAACGAGGTTTCGGATCAGAAATACTGGACGTATTTGCTAGTTTAGGTATTGAATATACTTCAACTTCTAAAGCTGTAAATAATTTTGTAACTCAATCAGTTACTAAAAGAGGTATGACGAAAAATGTAGATATTCAAACCAGCCAGCTAGAAGCTAATACTTCAAATAGTTTAAAAGATTTACCATGCTATTGCATAAAATCTTCAGTTAGGGATAAATCTACAAAATCTGAATTGTTTCCAAGTATTCCAGACGCTTACGAACCGTTAAACAAAATTAATGAAACTATAAAATCTTATTTAAATACAGTTGATAATTTAATTGTGTTTGAAGAGACTAATGCAAAAATTTTAGATTTTTTTAAAGATAACGGATTAATAAAAAATTCTTCTGAAAAATGTATTGTTTTTGGATTTGAGCAGATGATTAATGAGTATCTGTATCGAAACTATATGCCTCTTGAAGAAGTTTCTAATTTTCAACAATTAGCTACTAATATTTTAGGTAACTTCAAGCCAACTTTACAAATCATGGAAGGAAAAGAAAAAGAAAAAACTAATAATTCAAACTATGGGTTTAATTTTATTAATACAATATCTAAAAAGAAAACTTCCTCAAACTTTTTTGAAAAAACTTCTTTAGATGAATTAGCCATTGATGAACTCTCTTCAGAGTTTGTAAAACAATTTTCAACTCAGCAAAATTCGGGGTTTAATCTTTTTGAATTTTTTGATATTCCAATTTTTACAAACAACTTAAAAAATTCAAATGTGTTGGACCTTCAACTTACAAATAGCGAATTATACATAAATGCAGTAACTTTATCTATCCGAGATAATTTTTCTAAATTTTATTTATCTCAAATACAAAAAAATTGGGATATTGTTAATATAGATAATGTTAGTACAAGTTCTATTTTTGATACTTACTATAAATTTGTTAAATCTTTACAAAATGGTAATTTAACTAATAAAATCTTTTTTAATAAACTCCAACAAATTATTGCTCAACAATTTTTATTAGCGGAAGATCAAAAAATTAATCTTCAAGAAGCTATTGATAATAAAAATTTATTTGATGTTTTAGGGGATATAACTGTCAAGCCCACACAAGTTGTAGGTAAAAAAATTAGAACAGACAGAGGGTTTATTGGAGACCCTGGGGAAAGGGCAGCTAGAGCGGGAGAAGCGTTAGTTGGACTAGATAAATTAAATGAATACGAAACATTAGATGCTGCAAAATTAAGATTAAAAAATAAATTAAATTATTTTTATTCTGAATCTGAAGTAAAAGAAATATTAAAAGATGCAAAAGAAATTTTAAAAGGATTTGAAAGGCTAATAGTTAAGAATGGTGGAGATGTAAATATTGAAAAATATCTATTAGCTCAAGCAGTTAGAATCACAACCGAAGGGGAAAATTCCCCTAGAGAATTAATTACAGTAAGAGATAAAGAAACTAAAGCTTTAAAAGTTATAAGGTATAAGGATAGTCTTGCTAAAGAAGAAAGACTATTTGAGATGGCTAATGTTTTATTAAGTATGTTCAATGTTCAGTTCCCTAATGAAGATGGAACAAAATTTGAATTAGACAAAGTTACTGGTTTAATATTTTCTCCTAAGAATTTTGGACTATCCCAGGAACTCATAGCGGCAGAATTATTTAAATACCTCAATCAACATGGATGGAAAATAAACTTAAAAACATTGCCGTTCTTTCATTTAAGCTCGTTTAGAACAATGACTTATAAGCCATGTTTCTTATTTTCTAAAAAAATATTAATGCAAAATTCAAGAAATGAATTAGTAAGTAATAATTTAGATTTTTTCTCAGGAATGTATAATATAGCAGCATTCAAACACGTTATAACAACTACTGAATGCTATTCACAATTTATGCTACAAAAGTCGCTTGGAACAGATTACAATAGTTAATAATTATGCAAATACTAAAGGGAGTTGTCGGGCCACACAAGGATTTTTCAAAATCTGGAAAACTTAGAGTTCAATTAACTTGGCCCTCTAAAAGAGATGAAATGGTTGAGGTATTTTATACCTCACCAAACTATTCAACTAATTACTATGGTATATTTGCTCCTCCCCCAGAACACTCCTTAGTTTTAATTGCTTATGATGGTAAAGATTATTATTACCTATCGACAGTTGTAGATCACTCTAAACATCTAGGTGCTGTGAGCAAAACGGAAGACGGTAAATTTGCTCCGGTGTATAATGAAACTAAATTTTATACCCCTTCAGGACAGCCTGCGGCAATGTTCTTTAAAAACCATAGAGACGCTGGACTTAAGATCACTAGCTACTACGCTGAGAACGAGCCGACTGTAAATAATGTAACATTAAAAAGCACTACAAACCATGAATTAGTACTAAGTGATAGCCCAGATATGGATTGCGTTATTCTTAGGAATAAGCATGGCGACGGAATGACGATAGGTGGCGAAGTAACTGAGTACGCCCCTAAGAAAAATATTCCAATCATTGAACGCTCAATAACATTAAAATCTTTAAACTCTCACAGATGCGTTGTTGACCAGGGAGAGTACTCAGTAACAATTGTAGACGGTAGGGATATAACTTTAAGAAACGAATCAAGGGGCAGCAATGGATTTTACGTTCCAGACCCTACTCAAATTGGACCAATAAACCCACTTAAAATGTATGGCAATATTAACTTAATATCTAAGTTTAGAGATATTAATATCTATACGGACAATCCACCCCCTGTGGCGGGGGGCATAAGCCCAGCAACAGTTAATGTTGACAGCAATATTTACATTTCAACTAATAATCAAGTTCCGCTCCAAGGAATGATTCAGATAAATGCTAATGGAGATGTTAAAATATTTGGTAGAACAGGGAGAGTCCTAATACAATCAGCAGGGGATATAGACCTAACTTCTGAATTAGGGAATGTTAATATCCAAGCTTTAGTAGGGGAAGTTAATATTAAAAGTGGAACTCAAACTAATATAGGGGCTACTACAACTTTAAATGCTTATGGATTAGGCGAAACTAATTTAGGTGCTGGAACGCCATTATACCTAAATAAAGCTGGTAACTCCCCCTCTGTAGATTTACCTACAGTAGAGCTACCCGCGTTTAATGCTTATGGTAAATAATTAAATGGCAGCGTTTGATTACAGTTTATTTAATTCTTTAGCTGGAGGAACTGCAAATCCTTTAGGTGCGATAGGGACTTCCTTTGGAATCCCAAGCTGCCTATTACAGCTAGCCGCAGACGTTCTGTCGCTGCTTCCTAGCCCTATTCTAGCCGCCATAGTCGGTGGCATCCAAGCTGGAATGAGACTCGCTGACGGGGTTGTAAAAGCCATATTTGCTAAGATAAGGGACTGGCTAGGAATAACAGAGTGGGATACTGAAGATGGGCTGTTCACCTTCATATCCAAACTATTCAACGCTGGAGCAGATTCTAACTTAATTACAATCCTGGCTTTGATGGGGGGCATCATTGGAGCGGCGGGAGCAGTTAGCCAGCTATACTCAAACTATCAGGCTTTAAGACAGCAGATCGACCAAATGATCGACTGTATCAAGGGCTACAAGGATTTCCTTGAGTTCAAGAATGGAATAGTTGAGGAGGTTATGACCCCCGAGGCTTTCCAAGACTTCTTGGATTCATCCTTAGCAATAGAGAGAATTCAAGCTGAGTCCGCGCTAGCTTTTATAGAAGCTGGTAACAATCAACTAGATGTTATAGGTGGAATTTTATCCGACAGAGCTAAGGACCCCTCACTTGAGCCTGAATTTACTGATGAAGCTTGCTTGTACTTCTCAGGGTTAGGTCTTAATTTTAATTGCGGCAAGAAGACTCAAGAAGTTAAAGAAATATTCAGACTTGTGTATGGTCCACCAAAAGCTACTTTTGGTCAGTTCATACTCTCCCAAGATGGGTTGTATTTTGATTCTCAATCAAGTGGTATCCTACCTGCTCTAACTTTTATAAACAATCAAAAATCAAAACTCGCTAAGGCTGATATTTGGAAGTTCTTCCACGATCCAAATCTTGGTGGAAGAGGCAAGGGCTTCTCTATCAATGATTTGAAGTTGTATGTAAATACAATTTTAGATCCAAATGTGATCAATGAGACTGCATCCATTCGTCAATACTATGACAAGGATGGGTTCCTACAAGAGTTACTAGGAAATAGAAACAAAAGAATTTACGACCTGTCTGCACAGATCCAAGACTTGGAAACGGATGGCGCACCCCAGTCCATCATTCTAAACTTCAAGCAATCGTTAATTTCTGAGAACTCTACGTTAGCTCAAAAAATAAACAAAAGAAAGAAGCAGATAGAGTTAGCAGTAGTTCTCCCAGCCTTATATGGCACTAACATAACTTACAGCCCAGGGGGAATTCCTATTAATGACTTCTCTTACTTGGGCGGGATGAACATATCGTTAGATATTCAAAAGCAGAAAGCTCTATCCTTTAGCCAAGCTGATGTCTCTGGAATTATATCTCCAATTCAATTAGCAAACTCTTACGTTACTCCAAAAATAAACACTAAGAATTCAAGCCTTGAGCATCTTATTTTAGCAGAAAACGGGGATGGTGCGATTATTTTTGATGGAAGCAGCGTATCTGCTGTTGATGGCGTAATATTGCAAACAGAAAATTCTCTTACGACGAATGGTCTATTTGCAATGTATAACTTCTTAGATACTGATGTTGTCGAACCTTCCTCAACAGCTTTCTATGTAAGAAACTCTGCTTCAATAACTGATGACTACTATGCTCAGTTAGTCGCCCCAAATACAGATTCTGTATTTAGTCGTGGTCTAGGAATTCCGTATCTACAAGGAATAACTAAGCAATCAAATACAAGTGTCACCACTCCATCAGCGTTGGGTAGCTTTGTAAAATTACCTGCTGCTCAACCTTTCAATGACCTACTTTACAATAGAAACGGAGCTTCGATTGATTTCTGGGTTCACGTTCCAAGTATAACAACTGATACTGGAGTTGGAAATGTATCGAGTTTGTATAGGTTAGTTCTTGCGAGTGAGAACGTAGGGTATGTTGGGGACACAAGCTCTACCGATACTGAATACGTTACACGCGATAATAATACAAATTCTGTTAAGGGATTCCTAATGGGATTCACTAGAGATCGCAGATTAGTAAGCGAGTTACCCGCATCTAACGACTCATCTCTTAATCCAGCAAACCAAACTTCATTCTTTATTGCGGCCACTCAATCTGTATCCCCTTCTGCTGCTACGTTAATAAATAGATCAGGCTTTGAAGGTTATGGGTGCAGAGAGTATACCAAATACCACTCGATGGTTAAGCGAGTTGATGAGGGTCTTAATACTGTCTCATCTACTTTCTGTCATGTTACAGTAACCTTTAACCCTAGAGACGATGAAGTTAGTTTCTACTTTGATGGTCAAAAAGTATCTACATCTAGTTTATCTTTAGTATTCGGGGTATCACCGAATACAATGCCAAACCTACCATCCTTTAAGGTAGCTAATAGCTTTGAGTATAATTCAGTTTCTGTGGGTGCTGCTGCCCCAGCTAGTTTAAAAACTGGTCCAAAGCTTGACCCTTACTTTACTCCTTGGATAGTAGGTGGTGGGTATACTGACGGACTTTACAATAAAGGAAACTTTATGGGTGGAGTATACGGGGGAATTATAAGTGGCTTAAGAGGATATCTAGGCAGTATTAAATTTTATTCTAAGTCTCTTACAAATTTTGAAGTATTAAATAACTATAACACTCATAAAAATTTCTTTAAGAATATAGATACTTCTAAGTTATAATCATGGTCTATCAAAATACCACAGAAATCTATGGCGGTGGAATACCAAAAGCAGCTTCCTTTTTAAATAAAAGGAAGTCATTGAAACGCTATGGGTTTGTATTTCCGATGGGGGATATTGATAGTGGAAAATTTCTTAAACAAGGATCGGACGTTGAATTAGTTAAAGGTCAATTAAGGCAATTACTTTTAACCGCCCGTGGAGAAAGAGTTATGCTTCCTGGGTACGGAACTAACTTAAAAAATTATTTAATGGAGCCACTAGATCAGGCTACCTTGAGTCAGATTAAGAGAGAAATTTTAGAATCTTTTTCAAAATACGCTGCTAACGTACTGGTAACCAAACTTCAGGTATTCCCAGGTTCAACGTCAACTCCTCAAGGTGGAAATTTTTTAGTAGTAAAATTATTTTGTATTCTGAAGGCAGAGCAGGATACAGCTTTTGAAATTAAACTGGATATTGTCTAATGGCTTTTAAAGGTACTGTAACTTCTGACTTCATGAAGCTTGCTAATGTTAAGGACATTGACAAGCAAAACTTTATTAATTTTGCATCCACAGACTTTCTATCTTTAAGGGATGATCTTCTTAATTATATAAAAGCTGTTTACCCTTTAGACTACAATTATTTTTCTGAATCAGACTTTGGGATAATGTTGCTTGAACTTGTTGCCTATATGGGACACGTTCTATCCTACAAAGCTGACTATCTAGCAAACGAAAATTTCTTAAGGACAGCTAGATCTAGAGAGAGTGTTAAGAATTTAATGCAGTTGATCGGAATACGAATGAAAGGTCCAATCGCTGCGGCAGCCGATGCTAAACTAACACTACCTTCCCCTGGGTTAGCTAATGCTAATTCTTATGTTACAATCACCCCTGAGAATAGAGTCTTAACAATCACTTCCCCAGAAGATAGTCTCCCAATAACTTATTCAATCTACAAAGTCGCGGCTGATGGGGATATTGACTCAGCAAATTCAACTGGCAACATTGTAATTTACGAGTCAGAAAAAAACACAAATACAACCTTAACTAATCTTGTATTATTAGAAGGATCTTTAGTAATAGAGCAAGGATCATTTGCAGATACTGAATCATTAAAAAATGTTCCTTTACAGCAATCTCCAATTATTGAAGGAAGCGTTCAAGCTTTTATAACTGGAGATTCTTCTACAAGTGGTGGATACCGGCAAGTAGATAACATCTTTTACGCTTCTGGCTCCAACGATAAAGTATTCCAATTTTTATCAAATGATAATTATGGAGGTACAGTTGTATTTGGAGACAATAACCTAGGAAAGGTCCCTCAAGCAGGAGACCAGTATACAGTTATTTATAGAATTGGTGGAGGAACTAGAGGTAACATTGGAAAGAGTGTAGTAAATGCTCCAGTATCCCTTACACTTACAGATGGGATGGCAACTACCTCATACCAAGCTACATTAGAGAACACAAGCCAAGGCACTGGTGGAGCAGACGCAGAGACTATAGATAATGTAAAAAGATATGGACCTTTAGCGTTTAGATCACAAGGCAGATTAGTTACTCTTACAGATTTTAAAGCTTTTGTAAACAGTTACATAAGTTCTTACGGCTCAATCGGCAAAGCTACTGCTGTTACTAGAAGAGCGTATTCCTCTGCTAATATTATTGATGTGTATGTTTTAGAAAAAGCTAATAACCTACAACTTAGAAAAGCCACACCTGAGTATAAGCGTCAAATCCTTCAAGCGATGGAGGATAAAAAGATGCTAACAGATGAGGTTGTTATTGTTGATGGACTGATAAGAACATTGGACCTCCAAATAACTTTACGTTTAGATAAAAGGTATCAATACCAAGAGACTGTAATTAGACAAAAGGTTAGATCTAAAATAGAAGCTTTCTTCAATATGGATAACAATGATTTTGCAAAATCATTTATTCCACAAGATCTAATGTATTCTATTTTTGAAGTAGAGGAAGTTAGATTTGCAACAATAGATAATGTACCAGAAACTGTGCAAGTCAATTTCAACGAAATAATTCAACTAAATAATTATACTTTAAACTTTACCTATGTCTAGTCCAGTAAAATTTATTGATAACCGGCAATTTCACAAATCAAACTACAGTGAAGTATTTAAGTATATTGTTCCATCTTTATATTTTGAAGAAGACTATAACTTAAAACAAAATGAAATAGATATACTAGACCAAGTAATAAATAGTAATTTAATTTGTATCGGAAATATTGGAACTATTCTCCCTATAAGCGCAATAGCTGGTACACTTTATAGCTCAATAAATACCGCAAACGGGGTGTCTAAATTTTTTGTTAAACAAAACAATCTAACTGATTTAGATACAAATGATTTTGAAAGAAAAATATTAATACCCCTAGGAACATCATTTAAAGACTTTAATTCAAGTGCAGAGTTCTCAGATTATTTAACTGGAACACTCCTACCTGGAATAAAGTTGAATGCTCCGACATTAGATTTCTTAGATGGCGGGTCCGCAAGTAGCAACCATAATTATCTCATTACAAATTTATCCTGGTTATACTTTTTAAATCTTAGTGGGCCACCTTCACTTGCATACAATCCATCTTCGTATGTTTTAAATACTTTGATTGAAAAACTTTTTACTGGTCAAAAAATAAATTTAAACGACGGGATAAAAGGATTTACTAATTACATTTGGAGAAATTACACAACTCAATCTTGGTCATCGTTAAGCGTATTACCAAGTAATTTTAGACCTGTTAATAGTATAACTAGTACTACCTTCACAAGCGGAACCCAGCAATTAGATAAACTCTGTACTTTAATAGATGTTCTCTATTCCCCTCTCTATATTGATGACGGGGATACTAGAGTAAAAAATGCTATAGATGATTACTTAGAAAACTCTTATTTACTATCTGATAAAAAATTACAAGGTCCATTCTTAAAATTACTTAAAGCCTTTTCTTTTTCTTTCGCAGACTATTCAAATCAAATAGATAGGATAGAAGCGTTAAACGATCTAGGAGAATGCCCAGACGAATATCTTCCATTGCTGGCTGATCTAATAGGGTGGAGACTCTTTGGATCCGAGCCTGATAGATGGAGGCTTCAGCTAGCTAATGCGGTAGACATTTATAAAACAATGGGAACTAAGAAATGTCTAAAGCTTGTTGCAGATTCTATGTTTGGAGAAGATGTATTTGACGCTAGTTCAAAAATAACAGAACTTTGGGAATCTTATGTCCCATTCTTAATTCAATATGCTCTGGCTACTGACTCCAGTTATTTAAAAGGCTTTGATACTTGGACACCCCAGATTTCACAGAGCCTATCTATTCCGGCTTACAACTTTAGTAGTATGGACGAGAACATTAAGCTGTGTGTAGATAAAATTATAAAAGATACAGTTTATGAATTCCCTCAAAACTTTTTACTAGCTGGAAAGCCTTTCCCTTTACGTTCCTCAGACTTTGTATTTAATTACCGTGGATCAATTTCTAAAGTTCCTCCGTTTGAAGAGATACCCTATTACACTTCCGTAATTCTTACGGAGCAAATGATTGAAGCAATTATTGATAGATTAATTTGCTTTGGGGTGTCAGAAAATTTTGCAAACCAAGTAGGAAATTACATTAGAAGATTAACTACAGGGACCGATGAAGATTATTCTTTAAAAAATAGTTGGCTAATGTTTACTCCAAGTGCGGAGTATCCACCTAATTGGTCTGACGTAATTAAAGATATTACTAACGTAAGAATTGATTACATTCCTTTATGGAATGGAAAATCATCTCATTTTAAAGTTTTGCTAGATACTTCTTCTTTTAACTTCGGAAAAACTTCACTAGAAGCTGATTCAAGCGAAATCTTAAATTTAATCTCTCAAGCTATTCAAGACTTTTCTCCGGCAAAAGCTTACCCAGATGTGATTGCAAGATCGTCAGTAGAAGAATTTTTTGAGTCATACGCTGATTACAAATTCCCAATTATAAATGTACCTAAAGCGGATTATTCTCAAATTAAATACTCAAGTGGAGCAGCCATAGCTGGGTATGGAGCCTCCGCCCTTGCAATGTCAACTTATAAAAGAGGTCTTACTCCAACCTCAGTTGCCACGTTCTCAAGGGGAGGGGTGGATAGTATTTCTGATAGTTTAAGATCTCCAACTGCTACAACTGCTAATTTACCCAGAAGAAATCACAGAAGAAGAGATCTTAAGTTTATATTACCGAAGGAAGGATATTACGACCGAGGCGGATTTAATATGCCGACTCAATTAAACCATTATATTGTCAATGGAAGTCTTAGTGGAACATTCCTGCCTTTAGGACTAATACCCTCTTCTATGCAGTTTGTACCTATAACTGACTATAATAATATACCAGCAATTTACGGTAAATGTGAAGACTTGTCTTCGTCTAGTATATACTCTGGATTGATTGTAAGTAACACTTTCCCTGTAAGAGGTTGGATTCCAAACTAATAATTTATGATTGAAGTTTACGCACCCTCAGGAGCCGGAATAGGAGCACTTAGTTCTACCAAGTACTGGGTAGATGTCTACGATGATGACACCAACACTTATTTCTCAGCTTTTACTTTTAGTAGATCTAGAAAAGCTATAGCTGCTTATGGAGTTACTGGCTCTGAACCAGTAGCAAGAAATAAACTTTGGGTGAGTGGATCATCTCCAGAACTTAGCTTCTTAACATTTGGGGCCTCAGGGGAAACCACAGTCAGAATAACTAAATTAAATGAGGCTATCACAGATATAAAATTAAGACCAGCTTCAAAGAATTTTGAATATTCTGTAACTGCGGGTAAAGCGTATATTCAAATGAGTCCAAATGATAAAGTCTGGGCTACTATAAATAACGAAACTTCAAGTCCTTTATTTTTATTTTGTGATAATTTTAAGCCATCGTCTCAGGACGCTCATCTGTATTTTGGCCCAGGCATTCACTATGTATCATCGCTAGCCCCTACCGCTACGGGTGGTCATGTGGAGAGAGTTTATGGTACTACTGCGGTTGGAGTTTTTACTTCTTTATACGGAGTAAATTTTTCAAGTTATGAACATTACGGGTATGTTGAAGGCCAACCATTTACAATATATTTAGATGGCGGTTCTTATGTAATAGGAACTTTTGATGTGCGAGATAGACATAATATAACATTTAAAGGTCCTGGCATATTATCTGTCCAACATATGCCTAAGGAAAAATTATTAACTTTATCCGCTCATAATGCTGCCTATCCTGGGCTTAGAGATTTAGGAGCTATATCAATCTTTGGGAACGCAGAATACGATCAAATAGTAAGTCAATTTGAAATTGGTCCAAGTAATTATGTCACTCTTCCAACAGTAGATAATATTCCTTCTGGCATAAATGTAAAAGATATAACAATTATAGATACTCCAGTTTATAACATAAGAGGAGTAAATAATGTAGAGAATGTAAAAATACTAAGTCCCTGGTCGTACAATACAGATGGCATCTACACTGTCCCCGACCCAACAACAAAAAGTTGTTATGTTAGAGATTGTTTTCTTTTAACAGCAGATGATTGTATTTACCCTTTCTCTAATGATGCAGGAAGTCCAACATTTCAAGCTCAGATTAATTATTTTGCCTCTCTTCCATTAAATCAAGGACTTTATTATGCTAGAACGAGTGCTGGTGGCGCAACGACAATAAGCGGGTGTCAGTTCTATAGTGTAAATAATGGTCCTTTGGTAGTGTCTTACTATGGAGTATATTACTACAATGATTCTGCTCTTTCTGACGAAGAACACGCATATCCAATAAAAATTTATGATTGTGACATAGGATCTTACTCTGTTAATCGCCAAAATTCAGAAACTTGTATACGTTTATGTAATGATTTGTCTTCAGTAGATAGAGGAGCATCGGCTAGCTTGTACGCTTATAGCCCTAATCTAACATATACTTCCTGGGGACTTAAGAATATCACTGTCAGTGATATTCGTGTAGAGGATCCAATTGATACTCAATTATTTTGGATTGGTAATATCCCCGATCCATTTGCAGACAATCCATCAGATCCTCAACTTGGGGACCGTGGAAATGAATTTGGATTTATTTCTGGCGCAGTATTTAGGGATATTACGGTAAGTGGATCTGAATACAATACATCCGCAATTTACAATAATAGAATATGGGGGAGAGATGCGAGCAGTAGACCATCTAATATAACATTAGAAAACATTAAAATAAATGGAATGTATCTAACTAATGCAACAAAAGATTACTTCATTAGTTGGGCATCTGGAGCAAACTCAACACTAACAAATCCAGATGTGTACAATTCAAAAATATTATTCCTATTTGATGCTCCTATTGAAGATGGGTATGTAACTAGGCGAGGAGTGAGGGTAGACTATCTTTGGGATCGAGGGCAGTTGCACCCATTTGTAGCCACACTGCATTACATCCAAGAGCAAGCTAAAGTAATGCAAGCTTCTGCTTACTATGACGATCATCTTGATGAGTACTCACAAGATAGCTGGTGGAAGAACACTCTCCAAAGCTATGCAAATAGTGCAACTCAATTAAGTGGAGCTTTCCCAAATTCGTTTGATGATTATACAACTTATAGATTTGGAAAAGATTTTCAAAAGTTATACTATGAGTATACTCACAATTTTCAAAGACACCGAGCCATCCCAACTACAACTATTTTAGATGGGCCTACGATCTTTGGGCACACTTTTGGATCTATTCTAGTTAACTCAAAATTGTCTGAGAATGGATCTTTTACAAACTCATATCCTCAATATATTACATCTAGTTTAGCAGACGTAAGGGACTTTAAGGCAACTAGTGAACTATTCTCAGCTTCTGGTTACGCATCAGGAACTTATGCAGCTTCAACCATAAATGATGTTCTAATGTACACTGATGGAGGAACTAGAATAAATGAGTTCAGAAACTCAGGAATACTATCCCACATAGAGTTTATTCACCCATCTGGTGCTAGCACTAGAAACTCATTTTCAGTAATAAGATTAGATAAAAGTAATAGAGTTGGTTACCGATACAATCCTCTATTGCATGAGAATACTTTAATTAAACAAAAGTCTTTAAATTCCGTCAGCAGATTTGCGTTTGATATTAAGAAATATTCTGTAGACTCAGGATTAGGTTACGATGTCTCTACTAATTTCCTAACTCCTGAACATGATTTCAAAATAAATTTAAAGTCTTTAATCTCAACATTTAATGGTGAAACTTTCGGGGGCGATTCATTAAGTGTTTGGATTCACACCAAACCAGAGCGTGGTAAGATCTGGACTTTTACCAAAGATAAGACATGGGTGCAGCATAGTGTTACCTCTGTACTAGAAAGTAACTTAGTTGACACATATTGCCATGTACTAAATATGCCAGAGCTAGCTAGAAATTTAGAGAGTTCAAGCATTAGATGTTCAAGGTTCCGACTCATTAATAATACTAATAAAGAAAACGATGTTATTGCATCGTTGGCTGAATCAGACTTTACTAATTTTGAATTAATCTTTAATACCAGAAATAGATTTGTAGAAGTTCCTCAAGATTATTTTGATAATGTATCAAACAATGTGCATAGACTAAATCAAAATTATGTTATTGAAATTTTTAGTAATTGCAAAAACAATAACAAATTTACTTTATTCTATGATTTAAATTTAATAGATTTAACATTAAATAAATGGTCTAAACCATTTGTTACTGGAAAATTAAATGGGACTCCAGTTGGGGAGATGTACTGCAAAGAGTATCGAGTTGATCTAAGCAGAACTCATTTACTTAATATAATAAAATACTTTAATGAGATCGCTGGGGCGTATTCCTCATTCGGTTATGCCAGCAGAGTTGGATCTTACACAAGTGGGGTGTATGAGGCTAGCGGAGGAAGTCGAATAAACTATGTCGAAAGCCCCGAATGGAATCCCACTACTAAATCTTCTGGTGGAAACTTTATAAACGCCATAACCCTAAATAACTAATATGCTAGTAGACGGTGCAGGACAAATAATAGTTGATGCTTTTACAGCTAACAGAAGCTTTGCTTCTATCCCATCTGCATCGTCAATTTTAGATGCTTCTAATTACACTGTGATGGCTGTTTCTTTTGGGAAGGACGCTGAAGGGTTCCAGCACCATGCTCATGAAATAATAAGCCCATCCTCTACAAGGGTAATTAAAGTTCTATCTTATGAATCTAGGACAGTTAGTAGTTATCATACTTCGGCCACAGCCTCTGCGTTAGAAGTAACCTATAAGCTACTCCCTCAATCCCCGTCGCCAATCGACACTAGACTTGAACGTGGAAGCACCGTAACAGTTTATAGTTCTGGGGTCCCTAACATAGGTCATTGTCTTAATACGGTATTAGACCAAACCCTAAGTTCGTTCCATCACTTAATTGGCTGTTTCCCAGCTTCAGGTGGGACTAATTTCTGGATGGTATCCTCAGTAGCGAATGCCACAGGATCTTTAATTGTCAGTGCCACATTAAGTAGTTTTTTTAATAAAAACTTAATAATGGATATCTCTGGATTCCTTACTTTTGCTAATGGATACGCTGCTGCTCAAAATGCTTTAGCGGCGGCTTCTAACTATACCCAAGGAGCAGTCAGATATTGTGACTCTTCTTTCCCCAGCAGGATTAATATTAAAATACCCTTGGTAACTGGGGATGCTGCATCCCTGCTACTTTATGGGGGTCTTTACCACATAGGGTTATGGGTTCTAGACATAAAAGAAACATTAAAACAAGGTATATCACCTCCATTTAATTTTAATGCTCTAAATAATAAGAGAAAATATAAGTTATTTGCCAAGAAAACTTTTGGTAAAGATCTTTTATATTGCACTGATTTTGGAGGACTTTCAGGTATTAAAGAATTATTTTCGGTTGGGGGTTCTTTAACTTCTGATGGGTCACTAACTATATCTTGGTATATTAACTTTGTATAACTATGAATTTTAATTTTATAGAAGAATTAGATATTAAAGGTCACCTTACAATTAGCAAGGTTTACTCGGATAACACCGAGGAGCTAATTTTTGATGATCATAATATTATCGTCTCAGGTATGGGAGTAGCATTAGCTCATATGTTTGCTCTCTCTGGGTCTACATCTATCTTAGATTATCAAGTAGATAGATTTCAAATTGGAGTTTCTGGTAGCACTACTTACGAAGTAAGTACTACAAATAGACTTACTGGGTCACTAAGTTCTTTATCTGAGTATGTTGGGGCTGCGGGAAATGTATTAACCACTTCAGGATACCAGATACGAAATAATGCAGTAGTTTCTCAATCAAATTGGTATGGTATAATTCCTCAGCACAACATAACCAGGGTTGATGATAATACAGTTAGATATACTATATTTCTAGATCAAGAATCTTGCAATAGCCTTTCCAGAAACGGAGCTGACGCATACTTGAATGAGATAGGTCTATTTGTAAAGAATATTAAGAGTGGAAATCCTGTTGCCCCTATATTAGTGGCGTACAGATATTTTAATAATGTTAGAAAGACTTCTGATTTTGCACTTGTTTTTAGATGGAGCTTAAGTTTCTAAAATGTTTATAACAAGCGATATTTACACTGTAAACAGCACAGCCCTTAAGCTGATGCACTGCTGGACCGATAAGGTTACGAAGTTCGATTCAAGTGCTTTCTATAACTGGGAACAGGATAATATGCCTGTTTACGATTTAGAAGAACGGACTCACTACCTCTGGGAGAAGCTGGGATTCCCAACCTCTAGCATTCCAGGTATTGCTCTTGCTGTCTCAGCAGATGCTTCAGACTCAGATATCGCTTGCAATAAGAATGTGTTCAGAACTGTAAGTGCTGCGATAGCCGCTCTGCCAGAGATGATTAATTTCCCTGTACTCATAGAGATTGCAAACTTCGGTGACTTAGGGGAAATGGTTTTAAATAATTTCAAGTTTGGTCCAAAGGGATCCCTTGAAATTATAAATAGAAACTTTGCCAAAGCGGATTCTGAAGCTTCCGCAGGTTTTGCGGCAGGAACACTTCCTGGCAGAATAGCTCTACACGCTGGGAGATCTGACAATACTAGCCCAAATCCATACTATTATATTTCAGGAATTAATACTAACTATGGGGTCCTCTCGGAAGTCTACATAGATTTACAATATGTATTTGATCCTAAAATTCAATTTAGAGATGCTTCTTGTTTAAGTTTATCTTCCAGAGTTTGTAGCGGATTAGATAACTCTCAAGAATTTAATCCTGTTTCTGATTCTAGATTAAGTTCAACATTAAATGGATTCGTTAGTTTAGCTCACGCTATGAATTCCACTTGGGTTGCGATTCCGCTAGATACTATTGAATATAATTCAAATTATACAAAATCAAATCTTATACTAGCATCTAATAATAATGTTTCTTTATACAATAATGCCGGGGCCAACTACGCTGATTGGTTTACATTTAAGTCTTATGATTTAAATTCAGATGCCAATCAATACATTTCAACTTACGATGTTAGTACTTTTGATTATTTACAAAATAATACTCATCTGTATTCAACAAGATCAAATCCATTTGATAGCGGGTACAATGCTGTTTTTTATGGAAATAGAATAAACAAAATAATTGTAAATAATTGTGAAGGACCAATTTTTATAAGAAATTTCTTTGTGGATGGAAGCGGATATTCAAGAACAAATAACAATTATGGTATTGAAGTTAATAATTCAAAGAATGTTCATTTAGAAAATATTGTCTCTACTCGTCATAGAAAAGCTGGTTTAGTATTTAACAACTCTGAAGTTAAATTACTTAGAAATTGTATATCAACCAGGAATTATGATTATGATTCTAATGGAACTAGGAAGACTGGCCCATGGTCTTCAAAATCTTTATACGATTCTTTCTCTACAGGAAATTATCTAACTACTTTTGATGAGGGTGCAGGACTCGTTGCTAATAATAGCAAAATTACTGTAAGCTCAGTTAGAACATTTCAAGAAGAAATTGAACGACAACACGTTTATGAAAAATCTGTATCTTTAGGTGCCCCTTTTCAAATAACAGATTACTTACCATTCGCAAACAAAAATTGCATTTTTGAATTTAGCAAAAACGCTAATGGAATTATATTAAATAATTCTACATTTGAAGGTGGAGAGGTTTGTAAAAATTCTAAAGGAATTCCTGACAATTTAAACACAATTTATCTGGATATCTATAACAACATAGAGCATGGAATTAGATCAAATAATTCAAGAATTTCTTTTGATGGGAAACTAGCATTTATAGAAAACTCTTATGGAATAAAATTAGACTCTTCTGTATTTGAAATTGATAAAGCTTGTTTTATTTATAATCAAAAAGTTGGAATGCTTGCCAACAATTCAAATATAACTTACAATAAAAATTTAATTGATTATGTAAATATCTCGGAAGACCACTCTCCGCTACACTTCTTGCAAAATGGGCAGCATATTGTTCTTAACTCATCGAAGCTATTACCAGTAATGACTTCTGGAATGGATTCAATTTACGATGAGTTTTTCACATATAATCCAATAGGAGTTAAGAATCCCACATTAGGGGATAGAGAGCTTGTTCCTGGAATAGAGTTATCAAATAATTCTCAAGCAGTATTAGTAGCTCCTAACATAGTTAGAAATTCAGAACACTCTGTTTATTTAGATTCAGATACAGCTTGTAAAGGTTCAGAACTATCAGTCCTTAATAATTCCAAAGCAACACTAATAGGAACTAAGAACAGAGCTACAAAAATAATTGGACCTCAAAATAGAGGCTACCAAAAAAATATTGCCGCAGCTTATGCTGGCAATAACTCAACCCTTGAGTTTAATGGTCCTACTTTAATTGCTCAATATGGAATTGATATTTTAGCAGAAGAAAAATCTAATATCAATATCAACCCTCAAAGACTTAATGGGGAAAATACTTTAGATGTTAGCTCATTCAATCTTGCTGACAGGCTTAACCACACTGCTGTCGAATTACACAGCACAAGAGCTTGTGTTGTAGTAGATAAGCAATCCTCTTTTAATGCTAGAGATTTAGGGTCGTTCGCGTACAACTGGGAGTTTACTGGATCTTACTATAGTAATAGAGTTACAAGTGGTTTTGATTATGGAGATTTAAGTTCAATTGAAGCTTATGTCAGTGCGGGAAGTCTTCAGTTCTATCCAAATCCAATTCCTACTTATTCATTTACAGCTTATGATTCAAATGCATTCCCAGGAGCAGCAAATGTAACAGCACTGGCTAATAGTTTCTCATTAGCTGCTAATAATAGAAATCTTTATTATCTAAAAGATACTAACACAGCTTCAAATGATTATAGCTCAGTTACTAACGGGGGTATGTGCGTAAGAGCACTAAACGGAAGTCTAGTTAATGTCCATAATGTAAATTTCCCATGCGGTTGGTGGAATGCATCTTCCCCGTATTACGATAATACAATTGCCGCAACCAATGGTGGACTGTGTTATAAGCTATTCATATGGAACATAGCTGATAACTCCCAACTAAAAGCCTCTTACTTATCAGTGAGTGGACTTTATCCAAAGGCTGCTGGGTATGTTGGACCTGCTGGTATGTGGTTAAGCGGTGCTAATATCCCAGCTTCTGGGTTGCCAAGCTCTACACCCGACACAAGCAGTGCGTCTATTCTAGACTACTTTGGGTATGCTGCTGCTTCCGCTAACCCATTTGGAAAAACAACTGCGGATAACTATGGTCCATTTAGATTATACTTCTCCATAAATCCCGTTGCTAATGTATTAACTAATATAAATACAGAAACCTACAAGGTAATTCCTCAAATATATTCTCAAGGATATCAACCTTCAGCTTCGTTAATTTGTAGTGCTTTTGGAGCTAGTGCTCTCTATCCTAGCGTACTACAAAGAAATTCATCAAATCAAATAGTTGCTTCAGGCTACTATTATGGTAATACAATAACAGATACTAATGGATATGTAAAAATTTTACTAGATGAATCATCTTCTGAAACATTTGCTAATGCCAAGCATTGCTCTGTAGGAAAATCAAATAATTCTAAGCTAGTATCAATTTACTACCCATATACTAATGTTAAAGTTGGAAGCTCCTACACGGAGACTGGAGTAAAATCTCCAAATACCTTTGATCTACAAAGAGATAACTAATGGTTCAATTTTCTGAAAGCTCGTTCCGTTTTACAGACCCAGTAAGATACTTTAAGGCTAATGATCCTATTTACTATGAAGTAGATAATATTCCACTAAAACAACTTCAAGAAAATGATCTCTGGTTAAAAGATCAATTGTCTAAACTTGAATATACTCAAATATTTAATACAAGCAATATAACTAATAATAGTCTTGCACAGGGTAGAGCTTCATTTAGCGAACTCCAACCTTATGTAAATGACTCGGATAACGTAGTTTATGTCCGTCCAGGAAGATTTACAGCTAGAATAAATGACGTATTTAATCTACAGCCTTTACAAATAATTTCAAAGTTAAGCGACGATCCGTATTTAGACTCTTGGAGTTTTAAAACAAATAGAGACGGAACTTTAAAAAGTATTTTAAATACATTTAAAACTCAATTAGAATCGAATGCGATGGGGATGAACGGTTTAATTGAGAGATGCTTTACTAGAGCTTCAAGAGATTTAAATAATGCTTCTCAATATCTAAAGTCTAATGCTCCTGGGTATAACCAAATAAGTACAGCTAATACACCCGAGATACCATACCCTAGTTTTGATGGTCAGTTGTATATTTATAACTTAGCTGTAAGCTCTGTAAATTCCAAAGCTTTAGAAAACAACGCTGATGGATTTATTAATAGCCCATGGCACGAATCTAACTTTATAAAGAAGTGGAGAGGCGTAACTAGAACTTCAGTAGTTGATATTCCCGAAGAGTTATCAATTGAAATTCCATCTTTCCGTCAAGAAGATTTTTGGTACGTTGATGAGAATGGCGTAAGACAAACTTTAAACTCAGCTACTCAAAGAATTGATTTAGTATTTATTTATGCTAAACCAGTTGATGCTTCAGCCGCTACAATATTTAAATTCTCTAGCGGCAGCAACACTCCAACTAAAATTTACAGCCCTCAATTAGGGATTGTGAGGGGTGCGGGAATTGGTATAAGTTTAGATAACAGAACTTATAATGTCAATACTCCCTTAAATGCTGTTCGCACCTTAGAATCTGAAACAGACCAGATGATTATTCCAAACATTTCAGATGAACTTGGACAAAACATCGGATTTAATGGAGTAAAGGGTTCTTTCCCATCCCCAGATGATTTAATGAATTTAGCCCCTATGATGTCAGAAACATTATCTGATAATGATTTTGCATTACTTGGGCAATCAATTCTTCCTATAGCTTATGTTGTTGTTAAGAAAACTGCTGCTCTTAACCCAAATAATACTCCAATAATAAACACTGCGGATGTTGTAGATATTCGCCCGTTCTTTAGAACAACAGAATTAACATTTAATGAAAGATCTGGTCTTGCCGCTGCTCATCCTCAAGTGTCAGTAGCTAACCCTGTCGCTAGTGAAAACTATGTTGATCTTGTTGCTAAAGAATTATCAAATCGTATTGAACTAATATCCCAAGGAACTTCAACAGGTGGTGGTGGAGGTGGTACTCAAAGTCCAGTAGTACAACAAATTCCAAGAATAGTTTACAGTGGTAAAATATACGGTGGGTGGTCTACTTATGGTCCTGAATATGTCTTGTTAAAATACATAAAAACTAAGTACCCTGGCATTCCGACTAATGAAGCTACCTTAAAATTAAGAGAAGAATTTTTCTATCAAGTTCCAATTCAAGATGGATTACCCACTTGGGATTACTCTCATTGGGCTAGATCATTGTTATCTCCTAACGATTCAATAGGATCAAAACTTGGAGATTATATAAATTATTTTTCATATGCAGAACAGCCGCCAACAGCTAACGGATCTGTAATTTTTAATGCAGACGCTATTGCGTACGCATCATTTCCAAGTTTTATAAAAAATTCAACTTATGGAATAACTGAAACTAATGCAACGAATAGATTTAAAGATAATCTTACTTTGCACTGGGTAACAAAAGAATTATTAATTAATAGTCAACAAATTCAATGGGCAGTGGATTTGGATGTAAGAGTACAATACCTGAACTGTTGTCCAGCGGATCTAGGTCAAGGTGGTATTTTTACTACAAAAGAAAGAAGATCCGATGGGACAGTATCCTTGGGAATTCATGTTGCTTGGCAAGGAGAGCAACTTACAATTAAATCTAACAGAGATCTTATTAATAACACTAATATTCCATATTACAATAAATTTAGCGTGATCCCTCCAGCAATTGTAAAAAATGTATCAACTACCCCCAATGCGTATCAGGGATTTTCTAATTATGGAACTTGCCCATTACCTTCAGTAACTTTTGATGTTATTGCTTACCCATCTGGATGGGGACAAAATCAATTCTTAAATAATAGAAATGGTAACTCGGTAATAACATTGAAATAATTTAAATGACATCCTTAGAGATTAGAATTTCTCCATGTGGAGATTATGTCCCTGGAACGGAGCCAAGGCAGCCTACACAAAATTCTAATACTCTACCTCCAACTTATACACCACAGGGGAACTCAGAAGTACCAACCTTTCCAATACCTGGATGTCCTCCTCCCCCCGTAGAACCTCCTCCAATAACACCCACAATACCTAGACTTCCTCAACCCCCTGGAGTTCCTGGGGGTGGTCCAACAACAGGAGGTCCTGCTGGTCCGACAACGGGAGGTCCTGCTGGTCCAACAACGGGAGGTCCTGCTGGAGGAGGAGGAGGTCCTACAACAGGGGGGCCTGCTGGCCCAACAACGGGAGGTCCTGCTGGTACTGGGCCGGGAACCCCAGGTCCGACAACAGGAGGAGGAGTTACAAAATATCGCTGTACTTCAACTCCGATATACTGTCAGCAAGACAAAAATATTCAGCCCCCAGAAGCAAGAAGGATAGCTGCAATAGCTAGAAATTGTACGCTATGTAATCCAGATGAAATAGAAGCACAACCTGGATGTATTCACAACTCTCAAGCCGAATGTTTAGCTTCGCCATGTAGAAGCCAGAATAGTTCAAACAATTGTCTTTCAGAGCCAATAGGAGAACCCAATCAAGAACCGACTGGCGGCTCTGTTGTAACCACCAGCATAGGCTCTGTTGAATTACAAGCTAATGAAGTTATTACAAACCAACCACAATCTTCGGTGTCATTTCAGTATGCTCAAAGACAAGTTTTAGGACCACAGCAATCATTATTTAATCAACCGCTTACCATAGCTCAAAGAACAGCATCAATTAATGCTGCCAACGAAGCATACTTTAGAAGAGTTAATTCATTAAGATTGCGTCAAGCACAACAAATACAAGAGATAACAACTTCTCCAACTTCTACAACAAATGCTGCACAGCAATCTTCGTTAATTCAACAAGCTTCACAGGTAAGACAACCATTAGAAGTTAATGTAGCTGATCCAGTATACCAAGGATATGCATCCTCATCCACTGACAGCGAAACTTGCCCCGGAATATATCATCCATACTACAATTTTTTTAATACAACGGTAACTCAAGAAACTTCATTTGTTGCAAATGATTTGTATCTTAGTGTGTTTTCAAACGAAGTTGCAAAAGAAGTTTCTTATTTCTTGCAAAGAGAAAATACCACTGCGTCTTGGGATGAGAAGAATATTACTAATTTAACAATTGAAAAAATATCTTCTAGTTTAAAACCTAATTTACTCCAAGCAATAAATAATTTAAATGGGGTTGGAAATACTAAAATAGACTCCGCTCAATTTTACAAAGCTATTAAGAGTCATTTAGTTCGCGGAACAATGGGTGAGTTTGACGCAAACTTTTTTATATCTTTGTATGAAAAACAGTTAGCAGACCCACTATACACTTACAATCAAACTGGACAAAATAACAACACAATAAACTTAGCTTTTGCTATTTTTGAACAATTATCAAAGAATCCAAATTATGAATCTTCTGAAAATTCTATAGAGCAAAATGATGATTTTAAAAGAATGAGATTCTTAGCGGAAGACTTAGAAACTTATGTGTCAGTTCTTCAGGATGATGGGGAACTATACGAACTGTACACTAATAATTTAGGAATTCCAACGGAACAATCCGTTGAGCTTTTAGTTAATCCCGCTAGTGGAGTTGCTTTAAACTTTGGAGACGGGGCTGGGTATTATTTCTCTTCTATGTTTTCGACCAGTGCCCAGTACCCTTTAATGACCTTCAATTCATTGTCGGGTGCTTATTACTTGGAGCCGAGAGATAGGTACAATATTTTAAAAGTTTTAAATGTTGACCCTGCCATTACTCTTACAGTTAGCTCTTTACAAAATGTACATGAGTTTACAGCTACTTATAATCCTTCAGCAGACTTGGCTCCAGTTTATTTTAAATTAGACCTAGTATCGGTGGGGGATATTGTAAATGTTAACTCAGTAATAACTACTACTTCTGCAATTTATACACGATTGACAGATGAAGAAGCAGTAGCCCATTCCAGGAATAATGGATTTAATGTTATAAAAACAAATATAGATTTTAGAGATCCATTTATTCAGTATGCTGGTAATAGCAGTTCTATAAATTTTAGATTTAATGAATTTAATTTACGATCTTTTGGAAAGAATCGCACATTAAACACAGACAAGATAATGCTTAGAAATTTACCCCAAGCAATTATCTTAAGTCCTGGGTGTGGGTCTTTCCATAATCCATTCAACGGTCAATCTGTTTATCAGGATTACTCAAACTCAACGGTCTCAAGAGTTATTAAAATAGAACCTAGTATTTATACTTCAAATTTAGAAGTGGATAAACCCGCCCTAGAACAAACTAGACTTTACTCTGAATTAAGTAGCAATTACTTTGGACTGTATGAACAATATTTTAATAATGACTATCACGGATTTATTTACAATTACAACCCCAGCGGATCTGCATTTGAGAAATCTTATTATTTAAGTGGAGAGTATACAAGCGTACAACCAGCATCAAGCCTTAGGGTTCAGTCGCCAGAAGCTAATTTAATTAACTTAGCTAATAAACTAACTTCCGCTTTGAATGAATATTTTTCTGAAAATCCAGAAAATGCTGAACTATTTGGTTTCCTAACGTGGTATGATATTTATACTAGATTAAAGATTAATGACATTGGCGGGATGATGTTCTCTAATATAAGACCTTTACTTGATAAACTTTCTAATGGGTTTAGTAATGGTTATCAAGTTAAATTAGTATTAGATGAATTAAATGCATTTGGGACAGGTATTCCCGATGTAGAAGGGATTATCCCAAATGACAATATAATTATAAACATAGGGGATAGACTAAACTTCTATTACGGAAACACTTAATATGCCAGTTATAGCTACAGCCGTTGATCCTAGCTTAGGTCCAGCCGAAGGGCACTGCCATGCGCCAGTAACTCACGTTTTACAAGAAGCTGGAATAGGTGGTCAGTTTAAAGTTTATGTTGGTGTAAGCCCAATAGTAGTTTTAAATGAAGCTTACTCCCCTACTACTTGCGGGGATACTGCTCACGTTCCTTTAGTCCTGCAAGGAAGCCCTAATGTTTTTATTGGAACCGAAACAAATGCCGTGGCAAGATTAGGGGATCCTTTAAGTTGCGGGGATAAAGTGGGAGCTAATCCATTAAATAACGTGTTTGCTAACTAATTTTAAAAATTTATTAAATTATATTTAACACCGCCATAAATAGATATAGGTAATTAATTATTGATTACGAGGTTTTTTTAACTATGAAGAACAATGTTTTGAAGGAAGAGGTTGATCAGATCCTTAGCCAAGCTTTCTGGAATAAGGGTGGAATCAAGTTAACTGAGAATGCCGCCCCTGAGGCTGCTGAGACGGTCGAGCAACCCGCTGATGAGGTTCCCACCGAGGCTGTCAACGAGGAGGCTCACGTTTGCCCCCTTTGCGAGTCACACTTAGAGGCTCCAATCAGTGATGATAAGCTCTCAGAGCACATTGATCTTATGATCGACATCATTGATGAAATGGCTCAACTCACCGAGGGCGATGAGTCAGAGGATGGCGAGGAACTTGCTGAGGAGGCTGCCGATGATGAGGACGCCGAACCAGTCGCCGAAGCTAAGAAGAAGGAAATGCCAGCTTTCCTTGCTAAGATGAAGGGAAAGAAGGCTGATATGCCAGCCAAGAAAGGCTGAGGCTAACTTCTTCAGTTAGTCTAACTGCATGAGCAATAGAGAATTACCAGATATTTCAGTAGGTGATTTTGCCATGGACCTATTAAAGGACATGGCAAAAAATCCATCTCAAGCTTTAAAGCCTGCGCTCAAGGAATCAACATTACAAAATGCTGGTGCTCCTGATGTTAGCAAAATAGAAGTATCTGATGATTATGTTTCACTAGTTTTAGGTGGCAAGAAGCCACAGCCAAAGAAGCCAGTAGTCCAAATTAAAGAGTCTTCAGAGTCTAAGTTGACAAGCTTAGTAGATAGACTTTCAAATTTAATTACCGAGGCCAAGCAGATAATGGAAGAGATATCTTCTGGTGCTACAAGCACTGGCAACATTGGTGTTAACATGGCGAGCAAGAGCAAAAATAATCCTTACGCTATATGCAAATCAAGTGTTGGTAAAAAGAAAAGTCCAAAACTTGAAAGATGCATTATGAAGCTTAAAGGAAAATATGGTGACAAATGAAAGACCTTATCTCGCTGTTAGAAGAGATTTCAATTAGTGAAAGAAAAACTGAGAAGGGCAGGGGTTCAAAAGAGGGTCGCCAAGCTATTCAAAAAAGTAGCAGAGAAAAAGCTCACACCACTCCAGGTAAGTCTAGAGTTAGAATTTACAACTCAATAACTGACGCTCTTCGTAACGGGTACATGGGCCAAATCTTCTCAACCAAAGGTGCCGACCGTCTCTATGTCATTACCAAGCAGAAGTGGGGAAAAGACGATGAGCAGATGGTTGCTGGTAGAACAGCTAAAGGATTCACCCCAGGCTCAATACCTTCGTCATTTAAAGACGTAAAGAAGTACGCTACTAGAACAATGGTTCGTCATTCAAGTGGAGCTAGTAGAGAATATAAGTCTAAGGACAAGAAATAACTATGCAACAAATTCAAGACGTATTCATCATCCAGAATCTAAGAGTCCTTAACGAGGGTAAGACTGGCCCACTCAAG